AAAACTATATTTATAGTTTTATTTTAAATAGTAAAATAAAACTATATTTATAGTTTAATATTACTCTTTTTTAAATATAAATTTTTTTGTAAAAAAAATTTATATTTAAAAAATTGAAATACATTTAAAAAAATAAAAATAATATATAAAAATAGAAATGTTGGCTCAGAAATCTGTATATGAAATTTTAGTAGATAGTGATGATGAATTAAAGGATACTAATATACACAATAGTAAAGATGAAGACCAATTAAAAGATAAAGATAATGGAAGTAATAAATTATTAAAGGAAAGATATACATTATGGTCACATGACATATCAGTAAAAGAATGGGATTTAAAAAGTTATAAGAAGATATGTGAAATAAATAGCGTCTCAGATTTTTGGAGATTATTTAATAATTTTTACAAATTAAATATGAAATATACACATTTTTATTTAATGAAAGAAGGAATAACACCATTATGGGAGGATGTAAATAATAGAAGTGGCGGAATATGTTCAATGAGAATTGAGTTTAATAATTCATATGAATTATGGGAATTATTATGTGTTCATTTAGTATGTGATATATTAACAGATGATTCAAATGATATAAATGGTGTATCATTTAGTCCAAAAAATAACTGGGTTATATTAAAAGTATGGAATAAAGATTCAAAAAAAGATGTATCTAAGAAATTAAATAAATTTATATTAAATAAATACAATAATATTAGTATAAAATATAAAGAAAATGAGCCTGAATATTAATTTAACCATAATTATTTAAATAAATTATTTTGAAAAATAATTTATTTAAAAATTAATTTTTTGATTCAATAACTATTTTAATTAATAAATATATGTTCAATTAATAATAAATTTTTATAAATATTTACAAAATATTCAGATAATATATTCATATTATTATCATCAAATAACATCAGATATATATTTGATAATAAATTTTTATTAATATTCATAAAATATTCAAATATAATATTTACATTATTAATATAATTTTCATTAAATAATATCAAATATATATTTAATAACACAATCAAATAAACTAATAACATAACTAATTTAATTAAATTTAATTATTATAATAAATATAAATCAATTTTTTATTTTTTAAGATCAACATCATCATCACTATAAAATTCATCATTATCAGAGAAATTTTGATTTTGTTGATTAACAGGAGACATACATAATAATATTCTACCTAATGTAGCAACAGTATATTTAATAACTAATGGATATTCATTCTTCATATAAATCTCAATATCATTACATAATTGAGAACATTTTGAAAATAATACTAAGTTTCTTAATTCAAATACACCCTGAACTACTAATGGAGCATTTTTATTTTTTGATAAATCTACAGAATGTTGTATATTAATACCATCTCCATCATTATCATTATTACCCATTCTATAAGTTGTAGTTCGTTCCGCAAATTCACCTTTACATGTGAAAATTATTTTTTTCTCTAAACATTTAATTTCTACATAATCTGCTATTTGATTCATTTCTCTACATATTTTATGAAATTCTGTTGCATTCATGGTTACAACTGCATCAAATGTAGTATCTGGAACTGCAATCTGATTTTTATCTAAATCCATTAATTTTAATTTATATGTTGAATCTTTCTTTTCTTCTGGATTATCTATTTTAATTTTTAAACAATTCTTATCATCATTATCTACATATAATGTTAATGTATCATCTTTATCCATTGATTTAATTAATTTGTGTAAATTTGTTAAATTTACTCCTAAAAATAATTTCTTCTTTTTACATACAAATTTCGTAAATTTATTTGCTTCTAATTTTAAATTAATTAAAACTGTTTTTGTTGTATCAATTGCCATTATACGCATTCCACTCTTATCATTATTATTTGTTTTCTTATCAGTTTCATCATCAGATTCTACTTCTGATTCTTGTTCTGTTTTTTGTTTATCATCTCCTAATTTTTCATTTCTAAATTCAATATTGACTTCTGATAACATATCTTTTAATACTTCAATTAATACTTTAATTGGTGCAGAATGTTCTGTCATCACTTCTAATATTCTCATTGGAGTTTTCATGCGTATATTTTATTAATTATTTTAATATCTTTATATATAAATTTATTTTAATTTCAATATTTTTGATATATTAAAAAAAGATATATATAAATATAAATATTCAAAAAATTATATATTTTTTAAATTTTAAAAAATATATAGTATTAATATATTAGTATGTTAAAATATAAATTAGTTAATCCATTCATTGATGGAAAAATGAGCAATGAATTTAAAGGTAAAAGTAATTTACAAGTAGCATCTAAAGTTTGGAGTAGTCTTTCTTCTCAATTCGCTGGTGCTGTTCCTCATTTTGCTTTTTCTTTAGAAAGAATGTCTGATGGACAATTATCTCATTATTTAGTAAAAGAAAATATTAATAATGATGAAGTAAATTATACTATATCAGAGATGGAAGTACAAGAAAATAATTTATATAAAGATTTCAAGAACAAATTAAATAAAATGACAGTAATGAAAGGGGGAGTTAGAAAATTAAATTTAAGTGGAGGTAAAGATGATGAAGATAGAAAACATAAAAAGAAACATGATGATGATGATGACGATGACGATGATGATGATGAATCATCAGAATCAGATGATGAATTAAAAGAAAGATTAAAGAGTTATTTAAGAAGAATTAAAAGAAATAATCATTCAAATATTTATTATTGGTGGTATTATCCATACATATATACAAATTTAACTGATTATGTATTCCCAGTATTAACACCAAATAATGTAACATTAGCAGTAGTCCCAAATTTTCAAAATTTAACTAATGTAACTGTTGAATTATAAATAATAATTATTAATATAATTATTATTAACAATTTACATTATATTTTTTCATAATACAATTAATAACAAATTGTTTAAATTTTTCTTTTCCATCAAAATAATTTAATTTTGATAATATTTGAGAATCACTATTATTTAAATAACTAACTATAACATCATCATACATTTTATCTACATCTTTAATTATACTTTCCCATTGTCTTTTATATATTTGTTCTTCATTAATATTATTATTATTATCTGTTTCATTTACATAGTTTATTTTAGATTTAAATAATAAATTATCAGATAAATCATCAGTATCATCATCTTCATAATATTTTCGTCTTCCCATTATTTATATATTATTATGGATAATATATAAATAAATAATATTTCTTTAAATTGAATTTTCATAACAAAATTTATAAAATTCATTTTTCATATTTTTTGTAAATATATTTATTTTTTCTAATTCATCATATTCATTATAATAATTAAATGTACATTTATTATTATTTCTTTTTTGATTACAATAATCTACTAATTTTTTAAATAAATAATTTGTATGATATCTATTATTTGTTTCTTTTATATAAACCATATAATCTGTATCTTTTTCATCATATATTTCTGATTTTAAATTTAACTTATTAAATTCGTTATTATATGGATTATTTAAATCAGTATCATCTTTATTATAATATTTATCAAAATCTTCTTTTTTAAATACTTTATTTGATAAAATTAATGGACAGTTATATGGATTTTTATAATCTTCATTTAACCATTTTTCTAATTTATTTAATTTAGGCACAGGATATTCCATTATTATTTATTATTTTTATTTTTTTATATTTTTTTCAAACAATATAAAAAATAAAGTATAAAAGATAATATAATTTTATTAATAATAAATATGGAAAATAAAACAATTCAAAATATAGATACTGTTAATGATTCCGATTTTAGTGATTCAGATTCTCGTCAAATTATAGAAAAAGAAGCAAAAAAAATACAAATAACTAAAGAATTTAGAGAAAGTGTATTAAAATATGTAAAAATAGATGATTTAATAAGAAAAAAACAAGCAGAAATATTAGAATTAAAAAATTTAAAAAAACCATGTGAAGAATATATAATTAAATATTTAGATGAATTAGATGAGAATATTGTTGAACTTAATGATGGTAAATTAGTTAAAAATAAAGTTGAACAAAAAGTTCCATTAAATCAAGAAATTATAAAAAAAGCAATAACTGATAGTGTTCAAGATCCAGATGTTGTTAAAATTATTTTAGATAAAATGGATAAACGACCTACCAATGTTAAAGTTAATCTTAAAAGAACTGTTAAAAAAGAACCTAAAAAGAAAACTTAATAAGTTGATTTTAATGAAGTTATTGACCAATCAGAAGATTTTATATTTTGTTCTAAAATATATTTAAAAATTGGAATTAAATATGGACATTCATATAATTTAACATTATTTACATATAATACATATAATTCATCTACTTCATCTAATTTATATGTTCCAATTTCATTAATATAAGTTTTATTTATTAATATATCATCTTCAATTGCAGATTTATATTTATGAACATGTTCAAAAAACAATTCCATACATCTATTTGTAGATGTATCATCCATATAATCTATTTCTGAAAACATATTATATTTATTCCCTTTATTAAATATTTTTTTAAAATATATTAAATATATATTCATTAAATCAAAAATATCATTATATTCATCCATCTTAATATTGATTTATTAATGATATTCTTTATTTTATTTATTTTTCATTTTTTTAAATAATAATTTATATTATTATTTAAAATTAATTTATTAATATAATGGTTTAAGATTAACATCTGGTTCAATAGAACTTTGTAACCATGGAGCAACAACAAATTTGGGACACGCTGGAGAACCTCTTATATCATATGATGAGTTCTTTAAACTTGAACCAATTGTATTAATACCTATTGGTTTAGTTATATTAATTAAATGACGATTTTTAACACTAATTGGTTCTGGTTGAACTTCAAACCAATCGTCATTTACTTCTTGTGGTAAATATTTATCTACATCAAATAAATCTTCTGGCTCACAGTTTTGATTACTTCCACATGTTGCTCTTCCAGTTGATTTAAATACTGCAAATGATCCTGTTGATTCATCTACTGGTAAGAATTTGTCATTTTCACCAGTTTGACTATTTCCTATAACATCATTATTATGATCAAAATATTGTGTCCAATCACTTGGACCTAAACTTCCTCTACGATCTCCACTATAACTTACTCTCTTAAATCCATTTTGAACTGTATTTCTTCCTTGGAATTTTGATTTTAACCAATCTGATTCTGGTGGTGTATAATCTTTATTACTGAAATATT